TAATAATACAGTTCAAGTTTTATATTTTGAGTATAAAACATATGCTAATCAAGTATTTAAAATAAAACAAGGTGTTAGTGGATTAGAAAAAGCCATTGAAAAAACAGATACCTTCAATCCGCCTGAAAGCGAAAACTTCTCAAAAGCATTTAGAGCTATAGAGGTTTTATATACAGGAGCGAAAATACTAGGACATCCAAAGATGTTAAAATGGGAGTTGGCTCATAACATGACAAGACCAAATGCCGATACTGTCAAGGTTCATATGAATTACAATATAGTAGCTCCTAGAATGTATAAGGGTAGGATAGATTCAACAGTAGGAAGAATCACTGGTTTTGCTGATTTAATTCAGCTAACTCATTTAAAACTACAACAAGTAATAGCTAGAATTGTACCAGATGGCGTATATTTAGATGCCGATGGATTAGCTGAAGTAGATTTAGGTAACGGTACAAATTATAACCCATCGGAAGCTCTTAATATGTATTTTCAAACTGGTAGTATCATAGGTAGATCACTAACTCAAGATGGTGATCTTAACCATGGTAAAGTACCAATACAAGAACTACAATCTTCAGGAGGTCAAAATAAAATAGGTGCACTAATTCAAACTTATCAATATTATCTTCAAATGATAAGGGATGTAACCGGACTGAATGAAGCCAGAGATGCTAGTGTACCAGATCCTGATTCACTTGTTGGATTACAAAAATTAGCTGCGGCAAATTCTAATACTGCTACTAGACATATACTACAAGCTGGATTATTTTTAACGTTAAGAACTTGTGAGAATATAACTCTTAGAGTATCTGATGCTTTAGTATTTCCACTTACTAGAATGGCTTTAGAAGCTAGTATTTCAAAATATAATGTTGGAGCATTAGACGAATTAAGTGCTTTAAATTTACATGATTTTGGTATATATATAGAACTAGAACCTGACGATGAGGAAAAACAAGTATTAGAACAAAATATTCAAATAGCACTTAAGCAAGGTGGAATTAACTTAGAGGATGCTATAGATATTAGAGAGATAAAGAATTTAAAACTTGCTAATGAGTTTTTAAAATTCCAACGAAAAAAGAAACAAGCTCATGACGAGCAAGTTCAACTTCAACAAATACAAGCCCAAGCTGAAGCTAATGCTAAAGTAGCTCAAGAAGCCGCAATGGCAGAAGCTCAAAAACAACAAGCGCTTGCTGAAACAGAATTACAAATAGAACAAGGTAAATCACAATTTGAGATTCAACGAATGCAAACAGAAGCTTTAATTAAAAAGGAGTTAATGCAATTAGAATTTCAATACAACATGCAATTAGCTCAAGCTAAAATAGAACGAGAGAGAGATAGAGAGCAGTTTATTGAAGATAGGAAAGATAAAAGAACTAAAATACAAGCAACGCAACAAAGTGAAATGATAGATCAAAGAAAAAATGATCTATTACCTACAGACTTTGAAGCAACAGGAAATGATGATTTAGAATTAGGTTTAGATCAATTCCAACCACAGTAATTTTTATTAATTATATAATATTATATCATGGCTAAAAAAGAAACAGAAGCAGTAAAAGAAGAGGGGACTTTTAAAATCAAAAAGAAACCTAAAAAATTAAATAGAAAAGATAAACTAATTAAAGTAGATTTATCTACTAAGGAGGAAAAAGAAGATGCCGTTCCAGAGTCAAGCACAGAGAGCGTGGATGTACGCGAACTTCCCAACGATGGCCCAGAAGTGGGAGAAACACACATCGAAGAACAAACCACTTCCCAAACGAGTGAAGAAGAAGTCAAACAAGAAGAAAAAATAGAAGATGCGCCTATCATACAGGAGATTACAAGCGAAGAGAAGGAAGAAACAAAAGAAGTGGTTGCTGATATACAAGAAGAGATAGAAACAAAACCTCAATTAGAATTACCAGAAAATATAGAAAAATTAGTTGACTTCATGAAAGATACTGGTGGAACAGTAGAAGATTATGTGAAATTAAACGCAGATTACTCTAATATTAATGATGATTCATTACTTAGAGAATATTATAAACGAACTAAACCTCATTTAGATCCAGAAGAAATAAATTTTATCATGGAAGATAAATTTTTGATCGATGAAGAATATGATGAGGAGCGAGCTATTCGAATGAAGAAACTCGCGAAAAAAGAAGAAATTGCAAAAGCCAGAAACTTTTTGGAAGAGAGCAAGAGTAGATATTACGACGAAATCAAGTTGAGACCCGGCGCTACTCAAGAGCAACAAAAAGCAACTGACTTTTTCAATAGATATAACAAGAACCAAGAAAAAGCTAAACAACAACACAGTGTATTTAAAGACACAACTAATAACCTTTTCAATAATGACTTCAAAGGTTTTGAATTTAATTTAGGAGAAAAGAAATTTAGATATAATGTTAATAATCCAAGTGATGTTGCTAATGATCAATCAAATATTGCTGACTTCGTAGGAAAGTTTCTAAACGAAGATGGCAGTGTAAGTGACTATAAAGGTTATCATAAAGCTATATATGCAGCACGTCATGCTGATAATATTGCTAATCATTTTTATGAGCAAGGTAAAGCCGATGCAATTAAAAATATTACTGCTAAATCTAAAAATATATCTAATGAACCTAGAGCGAATGCTCCTGGGGAGGTTTATTTAAATGGTTTAAGAGTAAAAGCAATCAGTGGTGTTGACAGTTCTAAGTTAAAAATAAAAAGAAATAATAATTAAAACTATAAATTATGCCTTTTCAACCCGGGGGATCATTTCCTCCATCACTACTGCCTAGTCAGTCACAAACCGTTCTTAATAGCAATTATATGGCTTTTAACACTGGAGCTGGGAATGACTTTGCACAACAATACCTACCAGAACTCTATGAGCAAGAGGTAGAGAGATACGGCAATAGGACTCTTAATGGGTTCTTACGTATGGTCGGAGCAGAAATGCCAATGACCTCAGATCAAGTAATTTGGTCAGAACAAAACAGACTGCATGTAGCATATAATAATGTTGCAGCTGCTGCATTAACATTAACAATAACACTTCCCGGTGGTGCTGGTCACGCTTTAAAAGCGGGGCAAACCATTTTAATTTCAGACAATGCGACTGGACTTATAACCCAGAGATGTTATATTGACACAACACCTCCTGGTGCCCCAACTACTTGTACTGTTTTACCCTATGATGCTGTTGCTTTAAACGGTGCTTTTACAGCAGCTGGAGCAGTTGTTAGTATATTTGTGTATGGATCAGAATGGGAAAAAGGAGCAAATGATGCTGGAAATAATTCCATTGAACCTGGTTTCACACAATTTTCTAATTCACCAATTATCATTAGAGATACTTACCAAGTAAGTGGATCTGATGCTTCGCAAATTGGCTGGGTTGAAGTTGCAACTGAAGACGGGACATCGGGATATCTATGGTATCTAAAAGCTGAATCTGAAACAAGATTAAGATTTGAAGATTATATGGAAATGGCTATGGTTGAAGGTGAACTTGTGGATCCACTCATACCTGCTATTACACCTACTGGATGGACTGCTAACTTAAAGGGTACCGAAGGTTTATTTGAAGCCGTTGGAGCTAGAGGAAACGTTTATAACGGTTTCGCTGGTGCTGCAGGACCTGGTACCGGTGCTATGGCTGACTTTGACGCTATATTAAATCAACTAGACAAGCAAGGGGCTATTGAAGAGAATATGTTGTTTTTATCAAGACAAACTGCTCTTGATTTTGATGATATGATCGGCGCTATGGCTGGTGGAGGTTATGCTTCTACTGCTTCGGCTTCTTACGGTTTATTTGACAACGAAGCTGAAATGGCGTTGAATTTTGGATTTTCTGGGTTTAGAAGAGGTTCTTATGACTTCTACAAAACTGATTGGAAATATCTAAATGATGCTTCAACTAGAGGATTATCTGCACAAATTGATGGTGTAATGATTCCAGCTGGAACATCTACTGTTTATGATCAAATGTTAGGTCAAAATATAAGACGTCCATTTTTGCATGTACGATACAGAGCATCAGAAACTGAAGATAGGAGATACAAAAACTGGATCACTGGTACAGTTGGCGGAGCTTATACCGACGGAGTTGATGCGATGACTGTACACTTTCTAACTGAAAGATGTTTAGTAACACAGGCTGCTAATAACTTCGTGTTATTTCAAACTGTATAATTTATTAACATTTAAAAGATAGAAACTATGGCTTTTATAAAAATACATAACAATAGACAAGGTTTGGGATCAACTCCAGTAACTAGTGATCTTATTA